CTACTAATGCTGGTGGTGGTAGACAAAATGTAGCAACAACAACAAGTATTAATATTGGAGGAAGTGTAAGTTTAACAACGAACTTAGACCAAGCAAGAACTGGTGTTCAGCATACTGTAAGAGAGCAAATTGACACAGAATCTCTTGGAGATAGAATTGTAAGCAGAAATATTATTCAATTTATGCGTTCCAGAAACATTCAGTTTACTGGTAGACGCTTAAAACCAAATACTCAGGTATATGGATTCTTTGATAGTGTTGACGTTAACAATTTCTGTACTCCAAAACTACTTGAAGTCGCAATGAATTCCGGAACTTTCCAAGTTGGTGAGAATATTATTGGTGTTATGCCAACAGCAGAGATTGTTGACGGTTTTGATCAAAGCACACTTCCTTATATTTCTTTTCGTCTTGCTGTTTCAAATCATAAGTATGGTCCATACGATAATCCTACCGATTTCTATGTTCAGAATCCATACGACAGAGGAAATAATATCCCCGCAAATTATTCTTCAACTAGTACAATATTAAATATTGATACTTTTAGTTTATCAAATGAAAGACAACCTGAATTCTGGGGTTGGGCAAGAACTGGAATGATCTTGAGAGGTCAGAGTAGTGGTGCAGTTGCAATAGTTTCTAATCTTAGATTAGTAACTGATAACATTGGAACAGTGATTGGTTCTTATCTTGTTCCTGATGGTAATATTCCAGGTAATCCAGCATTTGAAACTGGTAGAACTGTCTTTAGATTAACAAATAGTTCTACTAATACCAGAATTGGTGGTGTTGTAACAACATCTGCTGAAGAGATCTTCTATTCTCAAGGTGATATTGATAATACTCAAGAGGTTACACTTTCACTTAGAAATGCAAGGGTAGAGCATGAAGATTTTGAGCAGACCAGAACCTTAACTGCATCATCTGTAGCAACAGCAAATGCAGGAGCAACTACATCATCTTCAACTCAGATTCAATCTCAAGTTATAAACAACATTACCAATGTAACGAATGTAACTGAAAATATAACCAATATAACAAATGTAACTGAAAACATTGTACAAGAACAAGAAAGACGAGATCCACTTGCACAATCATTCTATGTTGATGATGCCACTGGAATTTTTGTTACTAAATTAAACATATATTTTAGAACTAAAGATCCAGTACTACCAGTATATTGTCAACTTAGAGAAATTAAAGTTGGTCTTCCAACCTTAAAAATACTTCCATTCTCTGAAGTTGAAATCGCTCCAGATCAAGTTAATGTATCTGAAGATGCATCGGTTCCTACAACAATTGAATTTGATTCACCAATTTATTTGAATGGACAAACTGAATATGCGATTGTTCTTCTATCCGACTCTACAGAATATACTGCTTGGATTTCTAGATTGGGAGAACCAGATGTAACTTCTGCTGCAAATGAAGCAGGTCAAATTCTTGTTTCTGCTCAGCCAATTCTTGGATCACTCTTTAAATCACAGAATGCTTCAAGTTGGGATGCAAGTCAGTATGAGGATCTTAAGTTCCAACTCTTTAGAGCAAGTTTCACTTCAAGTGGTTCAGTTCAGTTCTTTAATCCAACTTTACCAACAACAGGTATTGATGTATTAAGAAAAGATCCATTTGATATAGATTCTAAGACAATTAGAATTGGAATTGGCACAACAGTACAAGATCCAAACCTCACCAACGGTAATACCATTATTCAATTGCAATCAAATGCAACTGGTATTCTAGTTGGAACTGCGGGAACAATATCTGGACTATCAATTACTAATTCTGGTATTGGTTATACTCCAAGTGCTGGTGCAGTTACATATAACAATTTAAATCTATCAAATATTACTGGAACTGGTAGAAATGGAACTGCAAATATCACAATATCTGGTGGTGTCGCAGTTGCTGCTACAGTTGCAAATGGTGGAACAGGTTATTCTGTAGGTGACTTACTAACAGTTTCTTCTATTGGTATATCTTCTGTTGGTAGAAATCTAAGATTGAGTGTATCTAGTCTAAGTGGAGTAAATGAACTAATCATAGATGATGTTCAGGGTGACTTTGTTGTTGGTGCAGGTTATACTCTTACTTATATAAACAACTCTGGAGTTACTACAACTCTTAACAGTGCATATAGTGGCAATGTAGTAATAACTGGTGCAGTTGAAGAAATTTATGATGGATTGCACTTTAAAGTAAATCAGAGAAATCATGGTATGCACTCTGATGTCAATAAAGTAACAATTATTGAGGCAAAATCTGATGTACTGCCAACTACATTATCTGTGAATTATTCTGCATCTTCAACCTCAAGTATTTCTGTTGCAAGCACTACAAACTTCACAACCTTTGAAAATGTAAGTGTCGCAAGCACTAATCCTGGTTATGTTCTCATTGGAGATGAAATTATTCAATATACTGGCGTATCTGGAAATGATTTGACTGGTATTACTAGAGAAATTAATGGAACAAAAGCATTTACACACTCTACAGGTAATCTGGTTTACAAGTATGAACTCAATGGAGTATCTCTACTTAGAATTAACAAAACACATGATTTAAGTGATGCAAATATTACTGATCAGATTGGTTTAGATTATTACTATCTAAAAGCAGATATGTCGTCTGGAACAAACACAACTGATAGAACTGGTTCTGGTTCTCTTCCAAAACTATTCTTTAATGAGTCTAAGAAAACTGGTGGTTCTAATGTATCTGCAACTTATAATGTTCCATTTGAACTGATTACGCCATCAATTCAAACAATTAGTCCTAAGTTTACGACTATTTCATCTTCTGTAAGAACTATCAGTGGTCAAAGTATTGATGGATCAGAAACTCCTTATCTTGATAAGGGATTCCAACCAATAACATTGAATAATACAAATTATTTTGATTCTCCAAGAATTATTGCATCTCAAGTCAACGAAGATACAAGATTAACTAATCTGCCAGGAAGAAAGTCATTTACTCTTAATATGAATTTACTGAGTGTTGATGAAAGATTATCTCCATGCATTGACCTGACAAAAACTAATATTATTTTCACATCAAATAGAGTAAACCAACCAGTTACAAACTATATCACTGATAGAAGAGTAAATGGTGTTGAGAACGATCCAAATGCATTCTATTACGTTTCAAAACCAATTACATTACAAAGTTCTGCATCTTCGATTAAAGTTCTACTGACCGGTGCTATTAATGAGCAGAATGACATTAGAGCATTCTACTCAATACAAAATGATGTGGGTGAAAGTCCAATATTTACAGCGTTCCCTGGTTATGCAAACATTTCTTCTGGAGTAGTAGTAGATCCTTCACTCAATGATGGATCACCTGATACACTTATTCTAAAGAATTCATTCTATGATTATGTGCCAACACCAAGGTCATTTAAAGAGTATGAATTTACAATTGATAATTTACCATCATTTAAGGTCTTTAGAGTAAAACTTATAATGACATCTACGAATCAGGCGATTGTTCCTGTAATACAAGATCTTAGAGTTATTGCACTTGCTTGAGGTTAAAAAAAAAAATGAGTTTAATACCAGTTGAAGGTGATAATTATCTTTTTAGAGATGTAAGCACCAATGCTATTGTGAACACAAATCAATCTGAATATGCAAATTATCTTGCACGTAAAAAAGTTCAAGAAAAAGAAAAAAATAGAATTGATTGTATGGAAAGAGATCTCAACTCTATCAAGGGTGACTTAAATGAGATCAAAACATTACTTAGGAGTTTATCTCATGGATCCTGATAAAATTCAGTTGGAAAATTTATCTAAAAACTTTGAATATGCAAAAGCATCTATAGAAATAGATTCTATAGATGATGTAGATGACTTGAGAAATATTGCCAAATCATATATGAAACTTTACATGAAACAACAAGAGGTTTTATCAGAACTCCTTTCTTCAACAAATCATAAATAATTTTTAGAGGTAGTAAATAAATGGCGCAACCTTCTTCTAGGCAAGAGTTAATAGATTATTGTAAAAGAAAACTGGGGGCGCCAGTTTTGGAGATCAACGTTGCTGATGAGCAAATAGAAGATCTTGTAGATGATGCTATTCAGTTTTTCCAAGAAAGACACTTTGATGGTGTTTCTCAAATGTTCTTGAAGTATCAAATAACTCAAGATGACATTGATAGAGGAAGAGCACCTAATGGACAGGATCCTGTTGCAGGAATAGTTACCAGCACTGCAACAGCAAATATTGCAGGATCAAATGTAACTTTTAACTATAAAGAAAATAGTAATTACTTACAGGTTCCACCATCAATAATTGGTGTTACCAAAGTTTTCCACTTTGATGGAACAAACACTGTTACAAATAATATGTTCAGTGTTAAATATCAATTATTTTTGAATGATATTTACTATTGGGGATCTACTGAACTTTTAACCTATGCGATGGTTAAAACATATCTTGAAGATATGGATTTTCTTTTGACCACTCAAAAGCAAATTCGCTTCAATCAGAGAATGGATAGATTATATCTAGATATTGATTGGGGAAGTGTCAATGTTAATGACTACTTGGTAATTGACTGTTATAGAACTTTAGATCCAAATGACTTTACAAGAGTTTGGAATGACTCTTTCTTAAAACCATATTTGACATCACTCATTAAGAGACAATGGGGACAAAACTTAATTAAGTTCCAAGGAGTTAAACTTCCTGGAGGTGTAGAACTTAATGGCAGACAAATCTATGATGATGCACAAAGAGAAATTGATGCGATCATGGAAAAAATGTCCAATACTTATGAACTTCCACCACTAGACATGATAGGATGATGTCATGCTTAATCCGTTTTTTCAACAAGGTTCAAGAGAAGAGCAAAGTTTAATTCAAGATCTCATCAACGAACAGTTGAGAATGTATGGTGTTGAAATATATTATCTCCCTAGACAATATGTAACAGAAAAGTCAATTATAAAAGAGGTAATTGAATCTAAATTTGAAAACGCATATCCTATTGAGGCATATGTGGACACATATGAAGGATATAATGGATTAGGAACTTTAATGTCAAAATTTGGTATCCAAGAAATGGATGACCTTATTTTGACAATATCAAAAGAAAGATTTGAAGAATATATAACACCATTAATAAAAAATATTGCCGATATCAAACTTTCAACAAGACCAAAGGAAGGTGATTTAGTCTATTTTCCTTTAGGTGATAGATTATTTGAAATCAAATATGTTGAGCACGAAAAACCATTTTATCAACTTCAAAAAAATTACGTTTATCAACTGACTTGTGAACTCTTTAGATATGAAGACGAAGTTATTGATACTAATGTAGATGAAATTGATGATAATATTGTAGAACAAGGATATATCCAAACTCTTACAATGGTTGGAACTTCATCTACTGCTACAGCATTAACTGGAATTGTTAATGGTGGCGTTAGAAGAATCACTCTAACAAATAGAGGAGGTGGATATACTTCTTTACCAAGAGTCGCAATATCATCTGCTCCAAGTGGTGGTTTGACTGCGACTGGTATCGCAACAATGATATCTGGTTTGATTGATTGTAATGGAGTTACGTCAGATAAAATTCAAGGTGTTGAACTAACTAATCCAGGTTATGGTTATACGGTTGCTCCTGGAGTTAGTTTCATTGGTGGTGGAGGTGTTGGTGCTGCTGCGACAACTGAAATTGCTAACGGTATGATTGGTATTATTACTGTAACAAGTGGAGGATCTGGATATACTTCACCACCACTTGTTACAATTAGTTCTCCAGGAATTGGAACAACAGCAAGAGCAGTATCTCTAATCAATGCAGCGGGAATTGTTACTTCAATTAGAGTTGTAGACGCTGGAGTTGGATATACTGTTGCACCTACAATTACTATTGGTTCACCAAATGTTGGAAGTGTAGGAACTTATATCTTTAATGAAGTTGTTACTGGATCTATAAGTAGCACTACTGCAAGAGTTAAATCTTGGAGTTCTGTCACAAATGTATTGGAAGTATCTATAATCTCTGGTTCATTTGTTGCAGGTGAAACAATTGTAGGTGCTGCAAGTAGTGCTAGTAGACAACTTAGAATTATAAACACTGATGATATCAATGATCCTTATGCACAAAATGAGGAGATTGAATTAGAAGCGGATCAAATTATTGATTTTAACGAAACAAATCCGTTTGGAATGCCATAATATAAATAGATCTAACGATTTTGTTAAGTACTTTACAAAAATTTTAACATGTTTGAGTATTTTTACCACGAAATATTGAGAAGAACCATTGTTTCTTTTGGTTCTCTCTTCAATAATATTTCAATTAAGCACACAAATAACTCTGATGAAGTTGTCAGTGTCATCAAAGTTCCGCTTGCTTATGGTCCTACTCAAAAGTTCTTAGCAAGATTAGAGCAATCTCCAGATCTCAACAAACCTGTTCAAATGAATCTTCCAAGGATGTCATTTGAATTTATTGGTTTGAATTATGATTCTGGAAGAAAAGTAACACAAACTCAAACATTTATAACATCAACTACATCAAATAAAAGTCAGGAAAAAAAGGCATACATGCCAGTTCCTTATAATATGCAATTTGAACTTAGTATTATGACTAAGTTGAATGACGATATGCTTCAAATTGTTGAACAAATTTTACCATATTTTCAACCGTCATATAATATGACGGTTAATTTGCTTGAAGAAATTGGTGAAAAAAGAGATATACCTGTGGTTCTTGATAGTATCACTATGAGTGATGACTATGAGGGTGATTTTAGTACTAGAAGAGCACTTATTTACACATTAAGATTTACAGCAAAGACATATCTATTTGGTCCTGTTCTATCTGCCTCTTCGGATATCATCAAAAAAGTTTCTGTTGGATTTATCGCTGCTTCTTCATCAGGTGCAGATTCAAAGGCAGGATCAAGAGATCTTACTTACTCAGTAGAACCAAGAGCAATTAAAAACTATACTGGAACTGTAACCACAAGTTTGGTTAATGACATTGGACTATCTGAAACTGAAATAACAGTCGCTGATGCATCCTCAATTCTAGAAAATACTTACATTGTTATTGATAATGAGGAAATGTATGTTGATTCTAAATCAGGAAATGTTCTTACTGTAATTAGAGGATCTGACCAAACTATTGCATCTAACCATGTGTCTGGTGCAGATGTTAAGAAGATTACAACTGAAGATAACCAACTGATTGAAGTTGGTGATGATTTTGGATTTGATGGCGGGTTCTCATGAAGATGACAAAAAAATTTGATGACCTAAATGAAACTTTTAATGTTTCTGGCGAAATAGTAGAAACAAAAGTAGAAAGTGTAGATAAAATTGAAAAAGTTTCATCCTCCATTGAAGATGTAAAAAAAGATTATGAATACACAAGAGGAAATCTTTATTCTCTGATTGAAAAAGGTCAAGAAGCAATCAATGGTATTCTTGAGTTGGCACAAGAAAGTGAAATGCCTAGAGCATATGAAGTTGCTGGACAATTAATTAAAAATGTAGCAGATGCAACTGATAAACTTATGGATCTTCAGAAAAAACTGAAAGATCTTGACGAAGACAAGAGTATAAAAGGTCCAACTAATGTTACTAATGCACTATTTGTAGGATCTACTGCAGAACTAGCAAAACTTCTTAAAAAGCAGTCAACTGATGAAAACGTTTAAACAATTTCAAGAAGAGTGGAGTAATAAATATAAAAAGAGTATTGATTGCTCAAATCCAAAAGGATTTTCTCAACGCGCTCATTGTGCGGCAAGAAAGAAAAGAGCAAAAGGTGAAGAAACTAAATCCAAACCAGTTGAATGAAGAATCCAAAGTTCTCACACAAAACACCACATCTAAAAGGGAAACAACATCAGTTAGATCCCAATTTAGATCTTAAACAATTAGTTCATCATGCAGCGGTTCAATACGTTGATCGTGATGCTGATGGTGATGTGGATGTTTATGATAATCCCAAGAAAAGGACACCTGACGAAAATCCAGTAGATATTAATGTTGGTACTGGATCTAGAAAACTTCTTGCTAAGCAAAAAGGAGAACTTAAGCATACTAGAACTGGTATGGCATATGAGGATCTTCGCAAATGGTTTGGAACTGGTGGAGAAGGTGGTGTTGATGGTGGAGGATGGGATAGATATAATTCCGAAGGGGAGAGAATTGGCAAATGTGCTCGTGAACCAGGAGAAGCAAAACCAAAATGCTTATCAAAAGAAAAAGCAGCAGAAATGTCTAAGGATGAAATTGCTGCAGCAGTAAGAAGAAAAAGAGAAAAAGATCCAGTAGCAGATCGTCCAGGAAAAGGAGGAAAACCAAAAATGGTATCCAATAAAATAGAAGAGCAATCCAGTGAAGAAAGATATTGTCCAATGTGCAGAAAGAGAGAAAAGAGAATGGATTGTTCTTACGGACCTGCTATGTGGGATGCAGTAACAATTGGTGGAATCAAAGAATCCAAAAAACCAGAACCAGATCATGAGCACTCAATGGCAAGATCTGAACTTGCAACTATTGAGAAAGCAGTTAAACGCCTTAAGTCAAAAATGAAAGGTGAGGGAAATATTGAAGCATGGGTACAATCAAAGATTACTAAAGCAGCAGATTATATTGATGCGGCAGCAGATTATATTGA